ATCTTATCATGCAAAGCAAGGATCAACGTATGAAGTCCACTGTCATATTCAATTATCTGACTCATATCAACATAAGAAAAATCCTCATTTTGTTTATTATATTCTGCTTTAAGAGATGATGCTGTTTCTCCGGTATTAGTTGAATTGCTTTCATAATAAACCCAATCACCAACCCTTGTTATATCTTCTTGTCTCTCCAATACCCACATATCTTTATAATAATATAAAAAAGCACTGAAAGGATGAAGAGTTTTGTTTATAACGTCATAAGCATTGTCATATTGGTAAGAATTGCTATAAAATTGAGCATTCTGGACAGTTACCTGCGGAAGGAAAGTATCTGTTGCTGCGACATCCATGCTATCTTCAAACAGCGTAGAATTAACATACAGAGGCAAATCTGAAGTGGTGAGGTTAATATAATCCATAACCAGAGTAAGTACATCGGTATTACCTCCCATATTCTTCAGCAAATCCTGATAATGTTCCTCAAGCCTGTGAAGATAATCAGTAAACTCAAGAGTGACATAAGCATAAGGAAGAAGTTGTCTCTCGTTCATGTCACAGATGCTATATCCACGAAAGACTATTTCACTATTATGTTCTATTATACAGAGAAATTGTCTTTCATAAGAAAGCATCATATCCTCAAGATATGACATATCAAGAGAATCAGCTACTACTACAATCTTTGCTCCAGTACCTACTAAAGGTGTATTGTCATTTTTATAATTACACTCTATTTTTACTTCTGATAATCGCAAGTCTGTTTCCACGGAATCAGAATAATCTTCCTTGTATATCTTTACAGAAACAAGCTTACCAAAATAGTTGTAAAAATCTGATTGATATTTAAGGCCATATGCCATAATTAATACAATGAATTTTTCTTATTTCTTTTACTGAGGATGCCTACCAACCTGTCTCCTTCTATTTCAAACCTCACATCCCCTTCCACAACAGCCACCTGTTGTTTTCCAAAGTCATATTTATCAAGATTGCTTAATGGAATAATTGCTTCTCCTGACGTAAGTCTTGCAGGAAAGGTATCATTAGGGAACCCAGGAGGGACAATGCCTCCACGGGCTGCGTAACCACCACCTCCAATTAAAGGTAAATTAGGTAATAGATTACCCAAAACCTCAATTCCTTTCATTGCTCCTTTCATTGGGAAAAAGATAGCCATAATAAGTTTCATTGCTATCATTTTTGCAATAACAGCCATTATCTCATTAAGAATACTATTAAATATTCCTTTAAGAACATCTCCCATATTTTGTCCACCCTCAACTAATCCACGAAATAAATCAGTGAATGCACTTGAAAGCATATCAACAGCTTCCTGTGCATAAGTAAGATTACGCATTTGGACTGCCATCGCTTTAAACTCTTCAGTTGAACCTTGTTGATTTTCTGAAAGCACTTTTAATTTATTCCCCAATGCATCAATATGTCCTTGCAATAATTCACTATTCGTACTAACATTATTCAGAGCATCATTCATATCATTAAGAAATTGCATATCCATCGCATTTTGTGCATCTACATAGGCAATCTTTAAGTCCTGAATACGATCTGCAGCTTCTTGTATTTGCTTCCAAGTAACCTGTTCTCCTGTCTTAGAACCTTCAATAAATACTTTCAACATACTCCTCAAAGCTCTTTCTTCTGCTTGTATAGCAAAATTAAGTACCTCTACTTGTCCTGCTATATTACCAAAAGCATCCGCTTCAGCCTGGAGAAGTTTTAATGTATTTCTATCTGTAGTTTCATCTATTCTTTTTCTGGTTTCTTCTATAAGTTTTAATTGTTCATCTATTGCCTGACGATCTATTAATGTAATTTCTCCAAGTTTTTTCCCTGATAGACTTTTGATAATTTCATCAAGATATTCCTGATGGGTCTTTAGTTTTTCTGTATCTGCATCAAATGAAGGACCTAGTAATAGTTTCTTCATGTTTATAGCATTAAGAGAATCATTGTAATTATCTGTTGCTTTTCTTAAATCAGAAAGATCAACATTTAATTCTTTTATCCATTTCATCAATGTTTGTATCTGTGATGAATCAAGTTTAAGTTTAAATTTTTCTCCTGTAAGTGTTTCTATAGTTCTTAAATATATATTAGCTTTCTCATCTACAAGATTAAAAGATTTTCCTAATTCAGCATATACTTTTGCTTGTTCTTCTACAGCATTTACTTCAGCAAGCATAGTTGACCATATTTCCTGCAAAGCTTCATTATGTTCTCTAATGGCATTTGCTACTGCTTCTTCTGCATTCGCCTGTTCTGCCAAGCGATCTGCAGTAAATTTAGCTTGATAATTCTCAATAGCTGTTCCAAGTCCTTCATATGCTTGTTTTGCAAATTCAACTTTTTTTGCCTGATCCTCCATTAACTTTTTATTCTTCTTATCACTTTGCATAGGAGCTTGAAGATTCTTCTCATATTGTTTATATAATTTAAAAGCATCTTCCCATACTTTACGAGCTTCTTCCCTAGCAGCAACTAATTGATCTAATGACATTGTTTCATAATCAATACTTGAAAGATCCTTAAATCTTTTCATTGACTCATTCACTTTTACCATACTTTTATTAAACAATTCATTATCTGATGCAATTTGTTTTATCTTTTTAGCATATTTTGATATAGCTATTGTGGCAGTAATTGCTCCTGCTGCTGCCAAAGTCCAAGGATTCTTTAAAGTAGTTAATATTTTACCAACACCTCCACCAAAGAAATTTTTAAGATTTACTATTTTTCTTAATACCATGAATTTAGCCCCTGCTTTTGCAGAACTAATACCAACAAGAGTTAAAGCTCCATTTAATGTAGTTAATGCTTTTATTAATCCATTAACTAAATTCATCACTCCTGTAAGAGTATATCCCAATACACTTAAAGCCATTGTAAAAGGACCAAGAGCAGCAACTCCCAAAGCAACAGCAATTCTAAATCTTTTTTGTGATTCCGACAAGGCATCAAATCTTTCTGCAAATCTATTAATCCTTTTAACTAATCCTTCCAATATGGGTAAAAGAGCAGTTGCCAATGATTTCCCCAAACTTATCATAGATGTTTGTAGAGATGAAATAGCTTTATCATATTTAAATTTTATTGTATCAGAAACTGCAGCAAATGCTTTGCCTAATGTCCCAGAAGAATTGGTTATCTCTTTCATTATTTTGGTGTTGTATTCCATGTTTTTACCAGATAATGAAAGGACACCGAGCATAGCCCTGATATTTGGGAATACTTTACTGACAAGTGTTTCCCCATATGCCTCACTAAGTTCATTAAGCTTCTCCATCAAAGCCATTATCCCTTGCTCACGAAGTATCTTTCTTAAATCAGAATACGAGGTTTTCATCTGACCAAGAGCAGCACTTGCTTCATCCATGGCTGCTGCACCTTGTTTCGTTTCTTTCATTAATATATTAAATACCCCTCTAAGATATGTGGCTGACTGTGCAGCAGTAGATCCTGTAAGAGTAATAGCTGCCATTGCTCCTGCAACCTGATCTATTGAAACACCCAAGTTAGATGCAAGTGGAGTAATTGAACCCATAGCAGCAGCAAACCCTTGTGCTTCCGCTTTCCCTTCCCTTACTGCAGCCACAAGTACATCCGTAGCATAAGCGGCTGTAAGTCCTGTTCCACGATATGCATTAAGAACAGATGTAAGATAATTTGCAATATCCTGTGTTTCTCCTAATCCTGTCGCAGCAGCTTTTGCTGAAACTTTAAGTACATCTAATGCTTGTGCCCCTTCTATACCAGATGATGCAATGAAATATAATCCTTCAGCAAGTTCTTGAGGTTTCCTGCCAAAATCTTTTGACATACTCTTAATACTGTCACTCCATTTATCAACTACACTCTGAGCTGTGCCAGTAAGCCCGACAATCTTTTGCATAGAGAATTCATATTCCGATGCCATCTTCATCACGGACTTACCAGCCAATACCATTGGAGCAGTTATAGCAGCAGAAGCCAAATAACCAAAAGTACGAAGTCTCTGAGATGTCATTGCAAGATGAGCAGTAGCCTGTTTACTGAAAAGGCGAAAAGGCTCTTGCAGTGTAGGACCTATCTTAGATGCTGTATTCTGTACCCTGTCAGCAAACTGCCTTACTTTCGTTTCTGCCTCCAACAACCCCTGGGCATTTACCCCCAATTTGATTGTCAATGTCCCTACGTCAGCCATCTTCTCTTTTCATTAAATTAGCTGGTGGCTTGTTTATACCACGCTTTTTTGCTTTCTCTTTCTTGTTCTGACTTCTTGCTATTTCCATTAATGCCTTTTTCATTTCTTCAAGACTTTGTACTTTAACTTCTTTTTCTGAAGGTTGATCCCATTGTGGTAAAAAATCTGTTATCTCTGTTAATTTAACCTGCTTCTTTCCTGCAGCCCATTTAATAGCAATATTAGTAATAAGTGACTCAAGCATTGCCATTCTGAAATCTTCTCTAACCTCCCCGATAGGATCCAATCTATTATACATTTCCCATTCCGTAAGTTGTATAGCATTTAATCCCTGTCTCTTTCTTTTTATTATCGGAATACCAAATATTGTAAAAACTTCTTCTTTTCCACTTAACAAATAATCCGGATGTATTATCCCAAGCTCTCTGCAAAGTCTAAATTGGAATTGCCGTCCTGGACGGCTTCGGAGTTTTTTAGTATATTCTCCTTATCTTCTTCAGTTATTGCATTAAGCTTCTGTGCTATATTTATTATCATCTCCAAGCGTTTAGCACTCATATTTTTACTTAAAAGAGCATAATCACTTGGTAGAAACACAGTTTCTCCTTTCTCATTACAAACAGTTACAACAGCAAGTTTTGCACGGAAATCATCTGTTGCCTGTTCGTAGGTTATGTTACCTTTTGCATCCTTTATTTTCCTTAATAAAGATTGTTCAAATAAATCACGTTCATGTCCTGTCATCTGACGCACATAAACAAAATCTCCATTCTCAAACTCAATTTTTTCGATTTGCAGTTCTTCTTTCTCAAGTAACTGACTGCGGTTTAGTAAATTTCCCATTTGATTAAATATTTATTGTTTAAAAAATAAAATACTTGATTAGTATTAATCTGTTTTAAATATTAAACAGCATCATCTGCCCATCCTGCTGACGGTTCTTCAGTATAAGTGCCAGAGTTAAGAGCAACCTGTCCACTTATCTTGATAGTCACATCAGCAGTAATCTTGTCATCTGTCGGAATAGTGATAGGTACTTCTGTCACTAAACCAGCAAATTCAAGAGTTGTGTTTTCCGGATCGGAAAGACATATCTCGTAATAATGCAAATCAGGACTTTCAA